TTTGGTTAGTGTGCTCCCGGAGCACTTACACGCAAGGGGAAAGTCCCCATTAAAACCCTGAAACCACCGCCGTAAACCATCTGGGGGGGAATTTTAAGAAGGGCCCTTACCGGGTCTACGACGTCGTTGCCGAGGCCCTTGAGAAGGGCGAGATGCATCAAGTGTAACAGTTGGAGAAGCCTCCCCGAAGTTGATCCCTGAGACTACGTTGTTCAGTATGTTAGAAGCCTCTGTTCTTGATTTTGCCACTTTGGCAGTAACAGAGTTGATGAGGGTCTTAGACCCTAGAGTAAATGTTACAGACCACAACCGTTGAGTCATAGTAAGAACTACTGAATAATCCAAACGTCGAACAAAGTGGAGTGCCCCCGGAGAAGGCTCCATTAGACATATATCAGAAATAGCTCTCAATGTCTTCAAGAACAGTGCACGGTCCTGGGCAGCTCGAGTCTCGGTAGTATCACCGAATAACTGCTCAAGCGGAGTATGGAACATATCTAACATACCTTGCCGCGCACGGTATACCATATTCGAATCTAGTGAATTAAGCGATAGTAGTAACTCACCGAGTCTTTGTGACTCCGATTCAGATGCAAGGACAACAGGATGAGTAGGATTCAATGAACCCAGTCGAGAAAGAACCCCCTCCCTCTCAGAGACAAACTGAGGTTCAGTCATACCTGGCCAAGCAGAATAGGGGTTAGATACCTTCTCACGTAAAAGAGAAGAGAAACCTGCCGACTCCATAATTGCCATTAGAACCACGTTGGCATTACGGAGGATCGCATCCAACCGTTTTAACTGTTCAGATGCGGAAACAAATGTGTGTAACTGTATGATATCCTCCGTTGTCAGAGAGATACCAGGAAACCAAGTAGAGGTGTTACCTTTAGCGTTCCCAGGAACACTAATGGCCTTCGTCAGACCAGAAATGGCAGTGGGTACCATGTTGAGCTTGATATGGAGCTCTAGAGCCTCCCTATCCAACATAGCTGCGAACCAAGTCCAGAAAACAGTATCAGAGAAATCCCAACCGCGCATTAACAGATCATTCTGTAAGGCCGGCGCTAGTTTACCATCCTTAATCGTCTTAACGATTAACTTTGGATTGAGACCAGTAACTTCGAGCCCATCCACGAAAACACGTTTGCAGATCTCAGCTGCATTACCATACTCACTGTTCCAAAGAACTGATTTTGTAAGGTTTATTGAAACACCTAGTTGAGCCATCAGTTTCACGTACTCATCAGCAACTGCACGAGAGTTAATGACAGAATCATCACCAACTACGACGTAATTAGTGAAGTTCTTAACCCCCGCATTGGCAGCTGCGATTTTGATGATAACATGATGGGTAAGGGCTAACATTGGAAAGGATGAGCGCGCCCCCATTGGCTGTCCAACTGCGTACTTAATACAGTCACCTGTATTAGTCATGAACTCGCGTTCATTCAGTATAGCTGCCCAGTTATCCGCAAAGGAAGATGAGCCCCATAGGGCTTTCAAAATCATCATCTGAAGTTCAATGGGTAATCTATCTGTTGCAGCGGTCAGATCATATGAGTATAACTCGTTCTTAATATCTTTCGTCCAAACTTGAACAATATTAGCAACCCGAGTTTGGGAGAAAGTACCGTCCATCACAATCTCCTTAAGGAAGTGATTTATCGTTTCATGTAGTGGTGTCAATGCCATTTGAGTCCAGTAATCTAACTGTGCTACTATTCTGCATTTACCACCCCACTCCTCAATATAAGCTAACTTACCTAGTAGTCGTTTGACACCGGCAGCCAGGTCGGCCTGATCTATCTGTGCACACGTAACGATCGAGTTGATCATTCCCATGAACCCTATCTCTTCCAAGAAGGCTCTGAATTTAAGCCAAAGAGAAGGGTTTGCACCCCAAGCCTCGGCATCAGAGTTAGCAGACCAGGTCTGTTGACCGTTGGGACCGCGCGTAGAAAGTATCTCGTATCGGAATGAATGGACTGCTAGTTTAAACTGATCACGGAACTTGTCTAGTATACCTAGACCTGAGAGAGCTAATTTAACGTCCTCATCGGTTATACCGAGAGCATCAGACATCGTCGACTCCTTCGTTATAGTAGAGTGATCGGGCTCTACTTGTGTAACGATAACACGATCAGCAGAAATCATAGAGAAGAGGATCTGATACATTAGTAAACGATCCTTATCGGTACCAACCTCATCCTGAGACTCCAGGAAATCGGGTATATCTGAGAGTAACTTCGGACATTTCTGACGCTCATCCCACCTAGTTCCTACTAGGCCGTTGTTACTAAGATCACCACCACGGTAGAATTCGACGAACCATCTCCGAACTAATTTAAGTTCCTTGATACAGTTATCAGCATCCTGACCGAACAAGTGAAGGATACGGTTGTAAAGGATACCCAAGTGCCCAGAAAGAACGTTCACGTATGAAGCGTTAGAGAGAGAAAGTAAGTGATTCAGCGAAGCGTAAAGGTTTTCTAGATTAGATCTAGAGATTTTACGGGGTTGTAACGTACCACCCAAGTTGGGTATGAACTTTCGTAATATTTGCATTCAATATGCTAGAAATAGGTTGCCCATAGGTGAAGCCCTTTTAAGGGGCAGTTTTGGGTCCTCATACGTCGGTACTATTTTAACGTATCGAGAAACGGTACCTAGCCTAAGCTTCCTCTGTTGCTTACCGAGCTGGTGCAAAGCCTGGCCATCTGGGCAATGGTACACACGAAGGAGTACCGTCTCCTCTTTTCTGGTCTTTTGGAGTGACTGTGTACACAGTCAACATTCCGGCTTCTATTTTCTTAAGCTCTGAACCCGGTCTCAGAGTACAATTTGTAATGTCTTGACCAGTTAGGGAAGAAGTATCGTCTCGACGCTACATCAAGACAGTGGACCTTACTTATCCACAACAAAGTGACAAGTTCTATTGTGGTTTTCTGGTCCTACCAATTTTTCGTGATAGCACCACACGTCTGTGGTACTTTATTAAA